TTATGAAAAGTTCCTAATCGAAAAGAATTGCAAGAATGAAGCTTATGCCTTCATACTCTCGCAAGGATTATTCCAGCAATTCCAAGATTACCATTTTAGTCATCATTCAGACGATCCACACAAGGATTGTTTAAAGTTTCTGTTATCGAATATTTTTAAATTCTAACTAAATGGCGGAATGAGATACTCCCGCCTGTATCGCTATTGTCTAAAATTTAAATCAATATATTATGAATGAAATTAAAATCTTTCAGAATGAGCAATTCGGAGAGGTAAGAATTGCAATGAATGAGAATGAAGAACCTTTGTTTTGCTTGTCTGATGTGGCAAAAGCACTTGGATATAGCAGACCTGCCGATGCTGTAAATCAACACTGTAAAGGGGTCGTTATTTTGCCGACCCCCACAAATGGCGGTGTGCAAGACATAAAGTACGGCAAAGAGAGTGAAGTTTATCGTTTGACTATGAAATCTAAATTACCGGATGCCGAAAAGTTTCAAGATTGGGTTTGCGATGAAGTTTTGCCCTCAATCCGCAAGCATGGCGGTTATATTACAGCCCATCAGAATGATACTCCTGAAGAAATTATGGCACGTGCGCTGATTGTAGCACAAGAGACACTGAAACGAAAAGAGCAGCGCCTTATCGAAGCGGAAAGTAAAATTCAACAAGATGCGCCTAAAGTTCTTTTTGCCGATGCGGTCTCGACTTCCCAACGTTCTTGTTTAATAGCTGAATTAGCGAAGATACTACAACAGAATGGTGTGAATATCGGTCAAAATCGTTTGTTATCATGGATGCGTGATAATGGCTATCTCTGCCAGAAAGGTGACTACTACAATCAACCGACACAGAAATCCATGAAATTAGGGCTTTTTGAATTGAAGAAAACATCAATTACTAAGCCGGATGGTTCGGTGTTGGTTACCACCACAACGAAGGTTACGGGAAAAGGACAAATCTATTTTGTGAATAAGTTTTTAGGAAAAGATGCCGCATAAACCAACGGGGCTACTTATCGGTAGCCCTAAATAACTTTAATCATGAAAAAGAAATCCGACAAGCATATTATCCGCCCGGACACCTGTGCAAAATGCAACAACGGGCAAATAATTCCAACTGAGAAAGGTAATCCACGAGTAGTTTATTGTAGTTTCTTCAACCGTCGGTTTGTTGCCGACAGCAAAAGAAACTGTATTCATGCGTATTAAATTTATGGACGGATATACATTGACAGAGAAAATGAGAAAAGCACGAAGACGTAATCGGCTTACCGCTACCGAACAGGCACTATTCCACGAATTAGTTGCCGTTTGTAACAGCGAGGGTTGGGAGGACGTATTCAGTTGCTCGAATATCGAACTCTGCTGTGCTCTTAATATCGACGAGAAAACTTTAGTCCGTGCCAGGTTATCTCTAATTAATGCCGGGTTGATTTATTACAAGTCTGGTAAAAGTAAAAGAACAGTTGGAATGTATTCTTTTGAAAAGGCCTTTGAGAATTCGATTGTGAGTTCAACTACCGGAAATATTCCGGTAGATAAGCCAGCCCAAGAGACAGTAGATGCGCCAGCCAATCTGCCAACCAATATGAGAACCAATCAGCCAACCAATGCGCCAGACTATATATATAAAACTAAAATAGAAACTAAACTAAAAGATAATATAGGGGAAACCTCAAAAAATAAACAATTTGTTCCTCCTTCTTTTGAAGAAGTTTCTGCGTATTGCATGGAGAGAAAAAATGATGTTGATCCGCAAAGATGGATGGATCATTACACTTCTAACGGATGGATGGTTGGCCGCTCTAAAATGAAAGACTGGAAAGCAGCAGTGAGAACATGGGAAAGAAATAATTATCAAACAGAAAAAAAGTATGGAAACAAGGATAAGGCCGGTAACTCCGATTCCGATAGGAAAGCTGTTATCCGCACAACTGCCACCTACAACATTGATAAATGACAAGAAGAGACGAGCAGAAGTGTTTGCTGAATGCTGCCGCTTTGTTTGTCCGGGATTTAAAGTTGAAGGGGCTTTTAGAAAGATAATGAATGATATATTTCTCTATGCAGAAGGTGGTTCTGGAACTGGAAAAGGCCTTTTGCTAACAGGAGATTACGGGACCGGTAAATCAACTATAATGCAAATTCTAAATAAATACTTATGGTTTATTGGAGGACGTGATGCCGGGGATTATCCCATTGGAGGATTCAGAATTGATTCCGCCTCTTATGTTGCTACTGGGTTCTCGATGAAAGGACGGGATTATTTGGAACTGTATACTTACAATGGTGGAATCCCTAGGACGATCTGTTTTGATGAATTAGGAAGGGAGCCCGTTCCTTCTAAGCATTTTGGTACGGAGTTGAATGTTATGCAGTATATTCTTCAATGTCGATATGAATTGAGATACGAGTGTAAAACTCATATAACGACCAATCTTTCTATAGAAGAGATTCAGGATCGATATGGTGCGTATATCGCTGATCGCATTAATGAAATGTTTAATGTAATCGAATTGAAGGGATCTTCCCGCAGATGAGAATACTCCTAAACATCCTCCTTCTCCTAGGAGTGAACATCTTATTTTACCTGGTGGTGTATGCGATAGCGGACCACTTGATGGATACAATTAATTAAACCTTGCAAGTTCTTGAAGAATTATCAAGAATTTGCGAAAAACAAATAAAGATATGAGCAAATACAGTGAATACCATTACGCCTTTACCTCTACAGTCGCCCATCTGGGAGGTAAGTGTGGGTATGGGTTTTAGAAAATAAAATTAATCATGTGGTAGGTCTATGCAGGCTAAATATTATAACTTTAAATTATAAAAAATAGCCGTCTAGTTTGAAGAGTCATCATGACGATCAATACCCAATAGCTTTTATGATCTGTATATGCCGGTTCGATTCCGGCAGACATGATTCCAATGAATATAAATATGGAAAAAGATAAATATAATGTATCTGTCATAGGATTTAGCCGATATTTATTTAGCGATAAGGATTTGTCGTATTATGATATCCTAAAAGAAATAGAGCATCCATTGACAAAAAATGAAAATGGGAAATATAAGACCTGTTTTTTTCTATAATAAGCGAAATTGCAGATTTAGCCTATTGTAACGGATATAATACCGTACTCGATGCTGCGGAAAAGGTTTTAAGCAACGAGGATTATTTTAAAATTGTGAAACAATTAGAAAGGGAGGAATAATCATGAAGAAAATCATGTTCAATGATAAATTCGGCTTAACCCAAGCTGTGTTGGATGGTCGAAAGACTATGACGAGAAGGATTGTAAGTGAAAAACTATTAGATAAATGGACTGATTACGATGATTTTTGCAACAGCGTAAGTGTTGAAAATACACCTACGACACGACAATATTATGATGAAAAAGAGTTTTTTATTGACAATTCATCGTACAAGGTTGGGGAGATTATTGCCATTGCGCAAAGCTACAAAGATTCAGGCTATTCCCCAGACTCACTAGACAGGCATCCGAAAGATTTAAGCGTTCGCGGTCTTATGAAGGATTCCGCAGGATGGAATAACAAGATGTTCGTTAAGTCATATGCTTGTAAACATCACATAAAGATAACCAATGTAAAAGTAGAACGCCTACAGGATATATCAGATGAAGATTGCTTGAAAGAGGGGATTATACATGCGTATACCGATAATAATGGAATAAAGAGATATCATACCCCTCATACAAAAAGAGGATATTTGTCAACAGATGTAGCTCAACAAGCTTTTGCGTTCTTGATAGACAAAGTATCCGGCAAAGGTACATGGGAAAGTAATCCGTTTGTATTTGCTTACGAATTTGTGTTAGTTGACTAAGGGAGGAATAGCCATGCCAATAAGCGAAGTCGCAGAATTAATACTTAAAATCGCATTATTCATCCTAAATGCCACAACTGTTGCCATCATTGTAATTTTGATAGGCAAATGGCACAAACGCATGGATGGCAAGCTGAATGACATCAAAAGTTATATTCAGCACGTAACGGATCGCAATGACATCGTATACATCAATCAGCTTGAAGAGATAAAAAGAATACTGATAGAGTCTGAACGTTACGAAGATGCAGCTAAGATAAGCAAGTGCATTGAGGATGAATACAGTAATCTTAAAAGAAAAATGGAAAAGTAATAAAAAAGATATGGAACTAAAAGAATTAACAGCGAGAATATGTGATCTTTTTGGGTGTGCCAGTGTTGATACACTCCCGGATAAGATAATGTTTGCTTTATTTTCTCAAAATCCGACAATGTATTTTGATAAATACAAAGAAGTGTGTCCGGATTTGACTGTAGACTGGCTACAAAGGGTGTATCAGTTTTATCATGCAGATAGGACCGAGAAGAAACAGGATTATACGCCAGTGGCTCTTGCTAAACTTGTTGCTTATCTTAGCTATATGCCAGGCGAAAAAGTGGTCTATGACTGCTGCTGTGGTTCCGGAGCTTTGTCTATCCAAAAGTGGTGCGCTAATCCGAAATTGAAATTTATCTGTGAGGAGTTGGACGAAAAGGTATTGCCAATCCTTTTATTTAATCTCTGTATCCGGAATATTGAAGCTACTATTGTGAATAGAGATATTTTATCTGGCGATATTTTCCATTCATACAGTACAGTGAAGGGGGCTATGTATGCTTCTGTCCAACGTCCTATGTTCCCGGAAACAGAACTCCAGAAAGCGGATGTAAGCGTGTCAAACCCTCCTTTCAATTTAAAATCTTCAGTTTCCGAAGATATTACAAAGGATTTACCTTTAAAATACACCTGTAATTTTGCTTTTGTAGCTCATTGCCTGCAAAGAGGCGAACGATGTGCATTGATTCTACCTAGAGGTGTTTTAACAAGCAAAGAAGAACTAGAGTGTCGGAAGTATCTTATATCTAAAGGTTGGCTGAAAGCTGCTATCTCTTTACCAGAAAAGATGTTTGAATCTACCTCTGTTGCTACATGTATTCTCTTGCTTGATAGAAAAAATATAAGCAAAGAGGTAATGCTTGTTAATGCGGAAAAAATGAAATCAGTTGAGGTGAGAGAACAACGTGGAGAAGGTAATGCTTCACATTATAACCGTATTTACAAAAAAGAGTTCAACACTTTTTCAGATGAACAAATCGCTGCTATATGTGAGCTTACAACAAAAGAGCAAGATTCATTTTCAAAAAGAATCTCCCAGGAAGAATTGGAAGAGCATGGGTATAACTTGACTATTGGTCCATATTTATCTATTGAATTGGAAGGAACGATTCATCGTGACTTTAATGCCATCATATCAGATATTAATCGTATTATCCGTGAACGCAATGTTATTAAAGTTACTGTCAATAAAGTATGGGCGGAAAGGCTGGGGCTTGCAGAGGTAATAAGTGATTGTGAAGCAACTAATGAAGTTGTAAAAGCCATAAATGAAAGTTTTTCTTTGTTCAAAAATTATGAAGTAAAAGAAAAAATTATTGAGAACAAATATATCCAGTCATCTAATAGTAAGGTTTTTGTGATTGAAAATACAGATAAGGAGATATTGTCAAGTATCATGCCTTTCTTCATGAATATGTATAAACAACATCTTTATTATCTCAACAATGAAGAAAACAGGCTTCTTGCGGAGCTTAGGGATTCAATGCTTCCTCTGTTAATGAATGGAGATTTAATGTTAAAAGACAGTGACGAATAATTATGAACCAAGCAGACAGCAACCTACTGGCGGAATGTATGAAGGAAGCTGGTAGGTTACTGAAATAGTTACTTCAATAGTTTTGTGTGCTACTATAAGCCCTATTAGGGCTTTATTCGGTATTTTTAGTTTGTGAAATGGATAAAATTAAGAAAAGATGTGTGCTGCACCTAAAGGAAACCAATTTTGGAAGTTAAGAAGTAAACATGGACGTGACAAGTTGTTTGCTACTCCTGATTTATTGTGGGAAGCGGCTTGTGAATATTTCGCTTATTGTGATAAGCACCCTTGGAAAGTTGTAAAAGATAAAACAAAGGGTAAAAATAAAGAAAAGGAGGAATCTCCTACTCAATGCCCCTATACTCTAACAGGATTATGCTCCTATTTAGATGTTAGTGAGGAATATTGGAGAGAATTTAAGAAAGCTGGACATGAAGATTTTTTTGGGGTCATTACACGTGTAGAAAACATAATCAAGTCTCAACAGCTAGAAGGTGCTATTGTCGGAGCGTTTAATGCTAATATTGTCTCTCGCATTAATGGATTGGCGGACAAGCAAGAAATAGATCATACTAATGCAGGCAAAGAGTTTAAGGGATTCAACTTTTTACCATATACTCCTGAAGTAGGCAAAGAAAAATGATTGAGAGTAAAGTCAACATAAAGCAAAGGTTAGCGTACAATTATCTTCGTGATAATGAAACGAAATTTTTGTTGTATGGTGGAGCCGGTGGAGGTGGTAAGTCTTGGCTGGGCTGTGAATGGTTAATGCAATGCGCTTATTACTTACCCGGCACACGTTGGTTTGCGGGAAGAAATAATTTAAAAGATAGCCGCCAATCAATTACTGTCACATTTGATAAAGTTGCAAAGTGGCATGGCTTCACATCATTTACCAATACGGATGATGGAATATCATTTTATAATGGTTCAGAAATAATCTTCCTTGATCTGACATATTATCCGGTTAAAGATCCAATGTACGAAAGATTAGGATCTAAAGAGTTTACTGGAGGTTGGATAGAAGAGGCTGGGCAAGTTCATTACCTCGCTTTTGAAGTCCTTAAAACTCGCATAGGGAGACATTTAAATGATGTTTATAATATACAGGGGAAAATATTAATAACATGTAATCCTAAAAAGAATTGGCTTTATAGAGACTTTTATAAACCATGGAAAGAAGAAAAATTATATTCTCCTTATGCTTTCATCCCCGCATTAGTTCAGGATAATCCATACGCAACAGATGATTATCTTGAATCTTTACGGAACACAAAAGACAAAGTAACAAAAGAGCGTTTGCTTTATGGAAACTGGGAATATGATAGTGATCCAGCCGTACTATGCGAATACGATGCTATATGCGACTTATTTGTAAACGACCATGTTAAAGCCGTCGGCATCTCTTCCGCTTCTGCTGACCTTGCAATGAAGGGGCGTGATAGATTTGTGGCCGGGCATTGGATCGGAAATGTTTGTACTATCCGAATAGATAAAGATTTCAGTCCAGGAAAGATGATTGAGACCGATCTAAAAAATATGATGATAGAGTGCAAAATTCCTCGTAGTATGACGATTGTAGACTCTGACGGATTAGGAGCCTACCTAGAAAGTTACTTGACAGGAATCAAAGAGTTTCACGGAGGTAGTAGGCCAATAAACCCAGAATATGATAATCTTAAATCAGAATGCGCTTTTAAGCTTGCAGAATTGATTAATTCTCGGAGTTTAAGGGTTGTGTGTTCCGAACATCAAAAAGAGCATATAACGGAAGAATTAGGCGTATTAAAACAGGATCATATAGACGCTGATACTAGAAAGAAGGGTATTATCAGCAAAGATAAAATGAAGGAGATATTAGGTCGTTCTCCTGATTATTTGGATATGTTGATAATGGCAATGTTTTTTCGAATTAAACCTATACCACAAAGACCAAAAGCAAAATTAGGACAGATATGACAGTAAAAGAATTTTTAATAAAGAGCGATGTTTGCCGAGATCAGGAAGAATTGAGAAAGCAGATAGAGGAACTTCCGAAGCCGGAATTTATCGGGAATAAGCGCACTCCTTCCGATTTGAATGATATAACCATGGGACAGCTGATAATGCTTCAATCTATGGGAGATTCTAAAGATGTTGCGTTGATTCCTTGTAAGACTATCCTTGGCATGAAAGAGAAAGAGATTTTGAAATCAAAGGCAGAGGTAGTTCTTGGTTTCTCGATGTGGGTTATAACGGAAGTAGAGCATATCAGCAAGTTATTTGCATCTACAAGTATTGAGTTAACTCCTATTCAAAAAAAAGCCGGGTATGGGGATTTAAGATTTGGTGCTTTTGGAATTATCCATCGATATGCTCAAATGATGGGTATAAGCAATCATGATGATGTAGAGGATGTTCCATGGATAAGAATTTATAAATGTTTTGATATGGAGAAAAAAATAGCGCTATGCAAAATTAAGGAGAGTAAAATTATTGAGCATGAGAGTGAATTAAAAGCAAAACGATAGTATGACAACAGTAGAGCAAAAGATAAAAAGCGTAGTTGATAAGATGGAGGGATTGACCTATGTCTTTGATAATTGGCAAACCGCCAATTTGAGGTTAGATAAGCTTCCTTTTCCAGCAGTGGTAAATGTACTTCCTGTTTCCGGACGCTTTAACCTGAACAAAAATCAATTAAAAGATTATCCAAATTGCTTGATTGCTTTCATGGATAAGATAGATTTTGATTTCGACGGAACAGAAGCAGATCAGAAAGTAGAGCTTTGCAAAAGCTATGCTAAAGAGTTTATACTTCGTTTGAATGAAAGTGGATTATTTGAGTACATAGAAGGAGATATTTACTATTCTACTACCTATGACGGGTTGGATTCTAATGTGGCTATTGTTGCAATAGAACTGCAGTTGAAGGAAAGACAAGGCCTTTTGCTTTGTTACGGTAAGGCTATAGGTGAAATATTCAAAAAGATAAGGGATTCTCTTTATGGCAGGGAAGGATGAAGCATTAGGAATTATAAAATATGAGTTAACCGATCTCCGCCAAAGGATAATCGACAATCATATAAGAGCGAGGCAAAAAGCTAGCGGAAAAACTATTGCAAGCTTACGGGTTGAAATAACAGAAAACAGCGGTATTCTTTGGGGAAGGAAAGCTTTTGGGACCTTAGAAACCGGAAGAAGGCCGGGAAGAGTTCCTAAAGGATTCTATAAAATAATCCTTGACTGGATAGAGGCTAAAGGGATAAGGGTAGAGAAACCTAAAACTTTCGCTTATTTCATTGCGAGAAAGATTGCAAGAGAGGGCACGCAACTTTATAGAGACGGAGGTAGAGATGATATTTACTCAAAAGAAATTGAACGCACAATTCAGTCTGTCATGGAGAAAGTTTTCGGCATATTCGAAAGAGATATTAAACATATAAATTTAAATAGCAATGAGAACAGAGGAGTTTAATGGACATACAATAACATATCCGGATGAAACTTGTTTTGCTTTTAATCCGCAAATTATAACGATAGATAATTTAACAGGTTCTGTTATATTTTATGTTGGTGACTATTCAGATATGAGGGATCCTATATCAGGTAAGGTATCTATCGACATTTCAGAATATCTAAGATCGCTACTTAGATTTGATTACGCAACTAGACCTAACTCAAAAAACATTCATGTTCAAATTGATGTTGATGGTTCGACATTTGAATTTTATATAAATGTGATTTGGGGAGCTATGAATATAGGGGAGGTATTTAACCCTTCAAGGACGGTTATTATGTTTAGAAACTTCCCTTCTACTATTTCCATTTATAGCAATGGAGAAATAAATGTAAGATATGATGCGGAAAAATATACCTCTGTTGAAGTTGAAAAAACTGGGTTATTACACAAAGATTTCTCCAAATTATTCAAGGATGCAAAGGAGTTCGGCATGATTAAGATACTTAATACCCCAGAGGCTCCCAGCACATTTCAATATACTTTCGATCGGACGTTTAAACCTCTTCCTGATGATGCTGTATTTATCAAAGTATTGTTTAATGATTGTGATAAAGGAATATATCTTCGTTGGTTAGACCGTCACGGATTCCTTCAGTATTGGCTTTTCCAAGAGGGGGACTTGACCGGACAATCTTCCAATGAAGGGGAGCAATTAAACGTTGATTATAGCAATATAAAATACGTTTACAATGGAATGAGCCGTTATCAAGGCAAAACATATCAAACGACACGAAAGGCTTGTGCTACGCTCGTAGAACGAGAAACATTCAATATGTTATCTTCTATTCATTCTTCTCCCATTGTTGATATGTATATTGATGAAAACTGGATACCGGTTAATATTGTGGCCGGATCATTTACAGATAATGGAGCAGACCTTCAAGACTTTGAAATTCAAATAACTATGCCGGAAACTATTACACAGATGCTATGATAAGAGACGAATTATATATTAATGGTGATAAGGTCGATGTCGGAGATACTGATATTAGCCTGAACTATAAAAGCAATCTACTCACTGATATTAGTAAGATCGTGAGCAATAACAGTTATACGATAAAACTTCCTAAAACAGCAAAGAATCTGGCTTTGATTGAGTGCGCACATCTTCCCAGTTCAACTACTAAATTCCCATATCTTAAGCATGTAGGGAATGTTTTACGGAATGGAATAATAATTGTGAAAGATGCGAATGTTGTTTTGTTATCTGTGTCTGAATATATCGAAACCGCTTTGTCCTGGGGAAATGTAACTAATTTTGCGGAAATAGTAAGTAGTGATAAGAAATTGACAGATTTGGAATATGGCACAGAAGAGGGAACAGATTGGGTAGTATGGAACAATAAAGGAAGTAATTCCGCACAATTTCCCTTGATTAATTACGGATTTAATTCCGGTGATTCGAATGTGTGGTATCATCCGGCAATTACTGTCAAATGGATCTTAGAAAAGATTCAAGAAGAAAGCGGAGTAACGTTTAATTTCCCTTCTGATAAAAAGACTTTTATAGATAAAATGATTGTTCCTCTTCTAACGAGGAATGATTCACAAAAGATAAACGATGCTTTCCCATCTTCTTTGCAAATGGTTGGATATGTGATAGTAGAAAGCACTTTTTCTTATCTAAAATTAAACTATATAGGAGATAGTACCCAACAGTATGCAAGTGTTGGTGGTCCTTATGGAGATAGATTGTATACCAAATATCCTATCACATTGAAAGTTAAAGGAACTATTGAAATGTTGGTTCAATACAATTCTGGGATGGACGTAAATAACCAGTATTTGAATTTGAGAGTGTCACAGTCTGATTCTTCTGGTAATATATCTAGCGTATCTACTATAGAAAGAAAAAACTATGCTGCATATATTGAGGCTCCTAACGTTAGATTACTTTTCAATTTTGACGATCTAGTATCTATTGAATCTGACGAATTTATGCATTTTACTATAAAAGCCATTGCTACAGGAGCAAGTAGTAGCGTATTGTCTTTAACGGTGTATGATCGTAATGAAATATCTTTTGGTGAGAAATTCCCCTTAGTTCCCAATCTTCCGGACATCAAGCAAATAGACTTCATTAAAGCCGTTGCCTCAATGGTCGGTTTGTTTGCCTTACCGGATGGCGAAAACGGGATCAAGTTTATTCCCTTCGATAATCTGTCTGCAAACAAATCTAAAGCTGTAGACTGGACGAATCGTGTGATAATGGCTTATAATAGCGTAACGCCAAGAAACTTACAGTACACTCTTGATAACATTGCTCAAAACAACTGGTTCCGGTATAAAGAAGATGATAATGTCATGGGAAACTATGACGGAAATATCCAGGTTGATGATGCCACGATTGAGTACGAACGTGATGCCATCACTTTGCCTTTCTCCGCCTGCAGTACAAAAGGAGGCGTTGCTTATATTCCTCTTTATTCTTATAACGAGGAAGGAGAGTTGGAGTATAACAAAACAAATCCCCGGATATTATTGCTTGATGGCACGAAAGGAATATTCAAGGGGCTAGAATGGACTACCTTAATTGCAAATAACTATCAGACGTACAAAGGACTAATCAATAATGCAAAGGTAGTGACCGAGTATATCCGTCTTAACAGTATCGAGTTACGGGACTTAGAGATGGATATACCGGTTTATTTGGCTCAATATGGTTGTTATCTGGCTATCATAGAGATAAAGACCAAAGAAAACGATATATGCGAGTGTAAACTTTTAAAAATGTAATACTATGGCAGAAGATGCAGTAGAAAAAGTATTAGAGATAAAAGTCCGATATGATGATGCGATCCGGAAGATTGCAGAATATCGGAAGCAACTTGATGTTTTAAAGCAGGTTGAGAAAACATTAACGGAAGATGTAAAGAAAGGAAGAATCAGTCGTGATGCTTATAATATAAAGCTGACTGAAACCAAAATTGCATCACAAGAATACACAGAGGCTATTCGTGTACTCAATAAAGAGATACAGAATAACCGAAAGATTGAGCAGGAACAAGAAGGAAGCCTGAAACAACTTCGTGCTCAACTATCTAACCTCACAGCCGAGTATGATAGTCTTTCGGAAGCGGAAAGAAATGCCGCCAAAGGTCAAGAATTAAAGAATAGTATAAACAATATTACAGATTCTATAAAAGGAGCTGAAGAAGAAACACAAAGATTTTATAGAAGTGTTGGAAGTTATGAAGAGGCTATCAAAAATGCGGTATCTTCCAATGTTCCCTTTATAGGGCAACTAATACAAATGCAAGAAGGAGCCGGAGGATTGAAAGGAGCATTTAATGCGGGAACAGTAGCAGTTAAGGCTTTTTCTAAGCAATTACTCGTTTTGTTGGCTAATCCTATTGTAGCAATCCTATCTGCTATAGCTCTAGCTGTTATGGCGGTCGCAAAGGCTATTAATTCAAGTGAGGAAGCATCTAATAGATGGAGTATTATCATCGCTCCATTAAAAAGGGCTTTGGATGGACTTCTAAGCGTTATTCAGTTTGTTGCAGGAGCAATCTTATCTGTAGTAGAAGCAGGTATAAAACTAGACAATTGGATTAGTTCACAACTTGAAAAATTACCTTTTGTTGGAAAATTATATAAGCAATTGAATGATTCTAATAAGGAAGCAATAGATCTTGCAAAAGAAAAGATTGCAATAGATCAGCAAGCTAGAAAAGATGAGATTAAAAATGCAAAAGACGCATTGGAAGTTTCTAAGCTTCGCACTATGGCAAAAGATAAAGAGAATTATTCAGATAAAGAACGTTTGGAATTTGTCAGGAAAGCTAATAAATTAGAACAAGAACAAGCAGATAGAAATGTCGCATTAGCTGAACGTAAATTAAGAGCTTTGCAGATTGAATCCCAGTGGGCGCAGAATAATAAAAAAGTAAACGATGAGTTGGCGAAGTTGGAAGCTGAAGTATATAAGGCAAGAAAGAAACAATTTGATAAAACAAGAGAATTACTTGAGCAAGAAAATACGATTAAAGCTGAAATTGCTACTAAAGACAAAGCCGCTGCCGAAGAAGCCAAAAAACAAGCAGAAGAATACACTCGTATTGTAAAGGAGAGAAAAGACAAAGAAACTGAAGCTATCCGGCAGGCAGAAGATGCTATGTTGGCTTTGGTCAAAGATGGAGCAGATAAGCAACGCCAGCAAATAAATCTCTCATATTCCCGTGAGATTGAGGATTTAAAGAAGAAACTTAAAGAGGAGCAAAATCTTACTGCTAAAGCTAGAGACGCCATACTAACCACAATTAAGGCTAAAGAGAAAGAACGTAAAATAGAACTACAGAAGTTGGCAGATGAACAGATAACCAAGGAGATTGAAAACCGTCAAAAACTTATCTCTTTACAATTAGAATCTGTAAAAGAGGGGAGCGAGCAGGAATATCAATTAAAAATGAATCAACTCCTGGCACAGCAAGAGTTGGAGCTTTCAAATACGGAACTTACCGAGCAGATGAAAATTGCCATACGTGCAAAATATGATAAGCAGTTGGAAGAGTTAATTAATACTCGAAACGCCAATATTGCTAAACAAGAGCAGGAGGCAATAAGGCTTCGCTTTGAAACAGAAATCGCAGAATTACATGGAAATGAAGAAGAAATTCTCCGTGTTAAAGTTGAGCAAAGAAAAGCTGAATTAGACGCCATCCAACAAATGGAAGGAGAAAGTATAGAAGCTTTCAATCTTCGTAAGCTGGAGCTTAAAAATGCCTATCTTGATGCAGAAAAAGAACTAGCTGATAAAGAGATTGCTATAGAGCAGGCTAAATATGATGCAGTTGCCCAAATTACCGGAGGGCTTATATCTCTGACTGAACAATTAGGAGAAAGTAATGAAGGGCTGGCTAAATTCTCTAAGGTATTGGCTTTGGGTGAAATAGCAGTAAATACAGGAAAGGCAATTGCTGCAGGTGTTGCGCAGGCGCAATCAGTGCCTTTCCCGGGTAATATTGCAGCTATTGCAACAACTGTCGCTACTATCCTTGCCAATATTGCAACTGCTATTAAAACCGTAAAGTCCGCCAAGTTTGCAACCGGTGGACTAGTTACTGGGCCGGGAACCGGAACGAGTGATAGCATACCGGCACAACTAAGTAACGGAGAATCGGTAATGACAGCAAGAACTACGGAGTTATTCGCTCCGATCCTTTCCTCATTTAACCAAATGGGCGGAGGAGTTCCAATAAATATCACCGCATCAAGTAATCAGACCATGGGAGAGGATATGTTAGCAAGAGCTGTAGCAAAAGGAGTCCAGATGATGCCTAATCCGGTGGTATCTGTAACTGAAATAAACACAGTTGGAAAACGAGTTGAAGTACTTGAAAATTTAGGTAGCCTATGACAGCATACGAATTATTATCAATGAATGCATTAGCTTTAAAAGTGATGTGTGACAAATCCTTGAATGTTTCCGATATTAAATATTTGGATTTATATAAGGAGTACTCTCTGATGATTAAAGAAGGGCATAAAAAGACTTACATAATGCAATATCTTTCCGATCAATATAATATATCGGAAAGGATGGTTTACAACGTTATTGAGAAGCTTTCCTCTAACGTTGATTTATAGTTTAAGGGTGGGCGTTGCTCACCCTCTTTTTTACTGAAACGATTACTTCAGTGCAATTTTAGTCCTACATTCTTATAGCCGTATCTGGTTTAGTAACTTTGTTACAAACAATTACAGATATATGGCTAAATTATACATCAACAAAGACATTGCTGCTGATGCTGATAAGGTAAAATATTGGCTAACAGGTAACGATTCAATTTCTTTCCCTGATATACAGGGCTTTATAGACTGGATTCCCAACGATGATAATAGAATAGATATTGAGCTTCATTCTTGTGGTGGAGACTGCACAGAAGCTTATGCTATTTATGATGCTTTACGTGCTTCTGGAAAGGAAATATCATGTAAGGTTGTAGGAAATGCTGCATCTATGGCTACAGTAATTTTACTTGCTGCACCACTTGAACGAAGAAGCGCATATCAACATGCCGAGCTATTGATTCATTCTCCTTATTATCCGTCCGGTGCAAAAATTGGGGATATAACTTTGGCTAAATTGGAAGAATTGAAAAGCGATCTGGAAGCAGAAAAAGAAAAGATGCTTAATCTCTATGTAGATCGCACAGGACAATCAAGAGAAGTATTAGAGGCGCAGATGGCAACAGATAGCTGGTTTGATGCAGAGAAAGCTATTGAGCTGGGATTTGTGTCTTCTATTGTTCCGGCTGCTTCTGCATCTGCATCTGCATCCAAACCAGAGCTTAATAGTAATCTTAATATTGAAAGTATGGCAAAAGAAGAAAAGAAAGTGACAGTTGCACAGGCATTTCACATGCTTGGTGTTGCTTTGGGGGTAGTAAAGGAAACTCCTGAAGCTGTCGGAATGGTAATTACTACATCAACCGGTGATGAGTTGACTGTAGAACGTGAGGAAGGAGAAATTCAGGTTGGTGATCCGGCTTCTCCTGATGGTGAATTTGTATTAGAAGACGGACGCACGGTTATCGTGGTTGATGGAGTTATTACGGAGATTAAGGATCCTTCTTCCAACGAAGAAGATACACAAGCCTTGAAAGACCGTATTGCAGAACTAGAAGCAGAGAACGCTTCTCTAAAATCAAGTGCAAAGAGTGAAACCGATGCTCGTATCATTGCGGCTGTGGAAAAAGCAGGTGGAGAAGCTTGGTTAAAAAAGGCCACTGGTTCTTATGTGCCTGCAGGCCGGTCGTATACTCCACAGACAAAGAAAGATGAAGAAACAAAACCGGTGAGCTTGGTGGAACGAAAGTTAGAAGAAGCGAGAGATAAAAATAAAAAGAGATACTCAAAAAAGGTATAAGGTATGAATATTTTAGATTCAGTAAAAAACTTGACGAAGGATAACGGAGCGGTAAAAAGCTTGCGTGATCTATTAGTGTTGACGAACTTTGTTGATGAATCCTTGGAGCAGTTCTTTACGTTTGTTCAAAATGTACAGAACGGGCAAAAACTTGGATGGACTGGAGAAATGGAAGATGTAGGCTGGGCTGGTGCTCCCTGTAATCCTACTTATAAAGATGTTACTGTACAGGCAGCGGAAAAGACATGGGATATTGGACAATGGTCAGTTCCTTTGAAATGGTGTTATGAGGACTTCATGAACACTATTGCTGAATATGCGTTAAAGACCGGTACAGATATTGGTGATTTGACAAGCACGGAGATTATGGATGTTATCATTTATCCGGCTCTTGACCTTGCAATTAAGCGCATGTTCTGGCGTTTTATTTGGTTTGGCGACAAAGAAGCTCAAAACGTGTCAACAGGACAAATCACAGATGGGGTAGATGTTGAACTGTTCAAACCGTGCAATGGTTTCTGGAAACAATTATTTGCCATCGGTGCAGCCAATACAGGTCAAAGAGTGAATATTGCAGCCAACAGCGAAGCTTCTACTGCAGCACAATTGAGCGGAATTAAAACGGCCAATGTTGCAATCGGAATCTTTGATTCATTGCTTGAAAACGCTGATCCTCGTATTGCTGCAATGGAAGGTGCTGCTATTTATTGTACTAAGTCTTTAGGCGATGCCCTTACCAAAGATTTGAAACGTGAATACAAAGAGATTCTGACATGGGAACAAATCTTTAAAGGTTTGGATGTAACAGAGTACAATGGAGTTATGGTATATAGGGTTTCTATTTGGGATCGCTTTATTCAAAAATACCAGAACAATGGAACTAAGCTGAATCTTCCTCACCGTGCGATTTATGGTTCTCCAAAGCAGCTGTTTGTTGGTTCTCCCGCAAATCAAATTATTTCTGATTTGGAAATTTGGTTCAATCAGGATGAAAGAGTAACCAAGGCTTATTCAGCTGGTCGCCTTGGCTGTTTGATTGGAGAGGATAATTTGTTCCAACTTGCTTATTAAGAAAGGAGATTTTATGTCAGGAGTTTGTGACAATTTAATCAAAAAGGACATCGCACCGTCGTGCGATGATCCTATTGTTCCGGGAATAGAACAGGAAGGCGTTATTGCTAATCGATCTGATGTTGATTTTTCCGCAACCACTTTCAATTCAACTCGAAAGAATGTGATTGAAACGTTGGCGATGAAATCCGGCAAGAAAGCATATAAAGTTGTGGTTTATGGCGGTACTCCTTTTACAGGGACAAATGTAGCGTTGGCTACAGGGACATATCGTAATACATTTACTAACACCGTTAATATGGTCGTTTTGGCTAATGACCCTGATGTATGTGGTGATATTATTGACGGATTAGCAAATGGGGAGTTTGTCGTTGTTCTGGAAAATAAATCCAAGGGCTTGCAAAAGGAAACTAATCCGGGAGATTCTGCATTCCAAGTATATGGCTATTATCAAGGCCTAAAAGCTGCAGAAATAAGCAATGATAAGTATTCAGAAGACACAGATGGTGGTTGGTCTATCAGCCTTACGGAAACGAAAGTTCCTAAATCCGCTTTATTCTTGTATAAAACAAGTTATGAAACAACTAAAGCGGCTGTAGATGCTCTTACATCTGTTGTAGGAGGGTAAATCATGGAATTATTAAAAGTGGTTGGTAAGTTGGAAGAATTGAGAGAACGTGATGTTCTCTCTTCTTCCGACAAACTTGACATTGAATTAATGTACAGAGACGTTTTCGGGAGGAATTTCGTTAAAACATCTTGTAATGACTGTTACCATGATGCTGTGATTGAAATGTATATACATCTAAAAAAAACAGGTAAAATGAAGGAAAAATCAAATTACATATTGAAAAATGGTGTTGTCCTACAAAAAGAGTTTGGAAGTGGGGAAATGTATACCAATGAGAACATTACCGATGAATTTGCAGAAAACTATTTGTCGGATAATCCAAAAGGTATCATGTTTTTTGCAGGCTATCCTGCAGATTGGGAGAATAAAGTAAGAAAACGTGTACTGAAACGAGAATCTATTAGCGATGAACTTATAGCAATTATTGTTGAAGCATTTGATAGTGGAGTTTCAGAAGATTCATTGCTGGCCGAACTTACAAATTATGAGCTTGGTGGACGAAAAATCACCGAAAAACAATTGAACAATCATCTTTCAAAGGCGAAAGACATAATTGCAAAAAGAAAAGACGCTGAAAAGCTGGATAAACAGCAGGAAAAGAAAGAGGAGAATATTGAAAAGTCAGAGAAAACAGAAGAAAAATAATCCATTATGAGGGTAAAGGACCTTAAAAAGAAAAGCAGTAACCGAGTAGATGTATCTTACTTGCGTCAGTTTGGAATACAAGGGTTTGGAGATGACAACCTTTACCCTCAAACTCTCCGCAATATCATTGCTGCAAGCTCTACCGGAAGCGAATGTGCAGAGCGATATGCCAATTTTATCGAAGGTAACGGATTTAAAGACATTCGTTTTTCTGAATATGTCGTAAATAGAAAAGGAGATACCGTAGATGATATTCACGCTCTTGTATGCCCTGACGTAGGAGATTTTGACGGAATGTCATTACATGTTAATTATAACATATTTGGAGAAATATGTGAATTGAATTATGTCCCTTTTGAAAATTGCAGGCTTTTGGAAGAAGATTCTAACGGGTATGTTGCAAAGATAGCAGTTCATCCGGATTGGAGCGGCAAAAAGACACGTGCCGGTAAACCTCTTCAAGTAAAAAAAGAAAATATTGATTTTATAGATGTGTTCAATCCTCGAAAAGAGGTGGTTTTAGCTCAAATAGAAGCTGCTGGCGGTATTGAGTATTATAAAGGACAGATTCTATGGTTGTCCGGAGGCGGAAAAAATGTTTACCCTCGTTCACGTGCCGATAGAGTTGTAACAGAAATGAGTACAGACGAAGGCTTAGCTAACGTGAAGTTTAGAAATGTTCGTTGTAATTTTCTATCAGCCGGTATTGTTATAACCAAAAAAGGACAAAGTATTGCCGGAGAGGATTCATCAGGTTTAAATGATAATGACGGTTTTTCTGATATGCTAGGAAAGTTACAGGGAGACACTAACTCATTAAAGATGCTTGAAGTTGAAATTAGCTCTGATGAAGAAAAACCGGAGTTTGTCGATCTGTCATCAAAGAATTACGATAAAGAGTTTTCCGTTACGGATGCGAGTGTAGTAGAAAGAATATATTCTGCGTATGGTCAAGAACCTTGGTACTGCATCCGTATTGGTAAAGTCGGTTTTTCTGGTGATATTTTGGAAGATGCTTTTGAATACTATAATTCTATTGTTTCCAAACAACAACGCATGATTGAACGGGCTTTTCAAAAGATTTTTGACGGTTGGTATGAAGTGGCTAATCCTTCAAATGATTACAGTGTTGAACCTCTTAAATATGTGAGAAATGCAGCAGTATCTAATAACAGCAGAGGAGGTATCTAAATTTTCCCGTGATATGTCTATTCATTTGGATGATTCTAAAATTGAGACATATATTCGTGAATCTGAAAATATTGACATCAAGAGTGCATTAGGAGATGCATTATTTCTTGAAGTAAAGGAACATCCTGAAAAATATAATATTCTTCTTAATGGTGGGGAATATGATAGCGAGTGCGGCATCAGACGGTCCTTTGTTGGTCTTAAAACAGCACTTGCTTATTATACTTATGCCCGTATCGTAAAAAATGGAGATGGCAATGTTACTCGTTTTGGATTTGTAAATAAAGAATCTGAATATTCATCCCGTCCGGACATAAAAGAGAAAGTTATGGCTTACAATGATACATTCAGTATTGCGGACAGGTATTTAAAAGAGTGTGTACAGTATTTGAATGATTGCAAAAATGACTTCCCTCTATATAATGGTGGAGGGAAATTGAAGGCAAATAGAACGGTTTATCGAATAATTGGAGAATGATATGGAAGCAGAAGGATTATTAGATAGAGCAAAGCAAATCAGAGACGAAAAAGAGGACGGAGCGAATACTGCGTTACGTGTTGGCGGTCTGATGGTTGATATGGTTAAATCTTTCGGGAATCAATCTTTTGAGATTTTGGGGCATTATAACACTTTAGAAGAATTAAAATTGGCTTTTCCTGATGGTCCTACACAAAAGGGTTTGTACGCTGTAGGAAAAAAGCCATATAGTTATTATGCTTATTACGACGGAGATTGGCAGGATCAGGGAAAATTGATGGAAGAATTATCTGTATATAAGTCTTCTTTATCTTTTGGAGAAATAGAAGACGGATCTATTGTCACTAACGATCAGTTAATAGAAATAGCCGCAATTACTAATGCTTGGAAAGCAGGAAAGATCGTATACGTTATAGATGAAAAAGGTGCTTTTTATAATTTAGGAGCATTAAATATTCAAATAGCAGATGATAATACTGAATGCTCTTTTTTAGCGTTTGGTCAAAACCGTTATTTGTGTATTTTCAGATGTGAACCTTCTATTTCGTCTCCAACATGGAACGTATTCCCTGTTGGCAAAGATCTATTTGCTTTAATTAAACATACCCATGTTGCTGGAGACATTACAGAAGAATACAATAAAAAGTTTATGACTGACGATGAGAAGTCTAAATTAAAAGATATTGATCTGTCTCAATATGCTAAAGCCGACCTTTCCAACGCTATAGAGGTTTCTTTGGGAGCAAACGGTTATGCCAAGTTCAATAATGGATTGCTTGTACAATGGGGAAGAGTTGGAGGTTCGTCTACAGCTTCGTATAGTGTGACTATGCCCACATCTTTTTATAATACTGAATATAAAATATTTGCAACTGTATACAAACCTAGTAGTGACTCTGCGATATATTCAGCTTCTCCTTTAGCAACAAATAAGACCGTTAGTAGATTCTACTTAAATAGAAATTATGCAAGTGGTGGTACTACTGGATTATCGCAAGAATCATGGGATTGGATGGCAATAGGTAGATGGAAATAAGGAGGTAATATTATGGGAAAAATATATTGGAAAAATGGTTTCTATGATAAACCACAAGAAGGAGCAGTAGAAATATCGGTGGAGTACTGGCAGGAATTGCTTGACGGTCAATCATCCGGAAAAGAAATCAAGGAGAACGAAAGCGGTTACCCGGTATTGGTTGAGCATGAGTACACCATTGATGAATTGAAAGAGATAAAGATCGCAGAGATCAACGCTTACGACAAGTCGGATGCTGTAAACTCCTTGACGCTGGACGGAAAACAAATATGGCTGGATAAAGACACCCGTGTAGGATTAGTCAACTCAATAAACATAGAAAAAGAAGCGGGCCGGGTATATACTACTTTGTGGTACAATGCGGAGAAGTATGCAATTCCCGTAAATGACGCTTTAAATATGCTTGACCAATTAGAATTATACGCTCTTGATTGCTACAATACTACACAGGCTCATATTGCAGCCGTGAAAAATTTGCTTAGCAAAGAAGAGGTTAATTACTATAATTATAAAACCGGTTATCCGGAGAAACTCAATTTTGTATTATAAACTATAAACAGATAAAGCTATGATTCTACTAGTATTAATGTCGTTCATCCTCATTGCCGGCTACGTCTTTGCAATGATTAAAAAGATGAAGGAAATCCCTTACTCTATCAGTGATACCTACTATGCGCTGACGCATAAGTTCTGGTTCGGTTTGTGCATGATCGGCTCCGGTGTATTGCTTCTCCCGGCAGCATTTGAAGCAAGCACGGAAAACAGCCAATTTCTTGTATTCCTTTCGGTTGTCGGGATGATTGTATTAGGTGTGTCTCCCAATTTCAAAGGAAACCAGAAAACCGCACATTGTATCGGTGCTGCCATGTCGTTGATATTTTCCCAGATATGGGTAGGTTGCAATAGTTGGTATTGGCTGTTATTATGGGCTGGATTCATTGCGTACATGGTTATCTCCATGAAGAAGCACTGGACAGGCAATTTCATCTCTGACTTTATAAAGAGAAAGCCGATGTTCTGGATTGAGGTAATTTCGTTGTTAACCGTTTATCTAACTTGTATCGTATGAAAGAAGCAATAGTACATACCACAACCGGAGGATTTGCCGCAATAGCCACTGCATTTGTTGCCGAATCATTGCAAAATATGATTCCATGGCTGATTGTCTCATGTGCTGTAATCCTCTGTGATCTCCTATTCGGAGTAAGAAAAAGTATACTAATGGGTGAAAAGGTCAGATTCTCACGTGCGATCCGTGCCACTATGGGAAAGATGGTCACTTACTTCGCTTTCGTCTGTATGGTTTGTATGATTAGCGTGGCAAGCCACAATGAATATCCTATAGATGTGTATTCCTGCTTATTGGTATGCTTCATAGAGGGATGCTCGATAGTTGGGAATATACTGAAGCCAAAGGGGATTAACATCAATCTTATCGGGGCTTTGGGTGTGTTTGGTAAGAAGGTGTTTAAGGTTGATAAGGAAGATGTGAAAGAAATTATAGAAAAGGAGAAGTAAGTATGAATTTGTACACTGCTATTTATGTTTTTCCCTTTTTGCTTTTTATCATACTCTATGCATTTGCGGTAAATAAGCCCAAGAATCGTAAAAGAAAAACAGGGAATAGTAGAATAAAATAGAAAATGAATATGATAAATAAAATCAGCGCCTTAGCCAGCAAGCTTCTATCCAAGATCGGAATAGACGGCATGGCTCACATTATAGTATGCCAGAACTTGGTAATGTGGCTATCGAAATATACGCCACTGTGGTTAGCAATCATTATAACCGTCGTAATCTTCGTTCTGAAGGAAGTATACGACAAGTACTGCAAGAAAACAGAGTTTTCAATTAAAGACATCATCTGTGATTGCGTAGGTCTGGCGTTGGGAGTATTAACATTGATATTATAGGAGGAAAGATATATGGGAAAGTATTTCACAGTGGCCGAAATGGTAAAGAGCGAAACGGCAGATAGGCGTGGTATCGACAATCGCCTACCGAAAACATTGATATGCAATGTGAATGGCTTAATAGACAACGTTCTTGATCCTCTCCGAGAAGCCTATGGCAAACCTATCACTGTAACGAGCGGATACCGTTGCGAAGCATTAAACAAGGCTGTAGGAGGGAGTAAGACCAGCGAACACATGAAAGGAATGGCAGCCGATATAGTTGGCACTCCGAACACAAAATCGGAAAACAAAAGGCTATTCAATCTCGTACAAGAACTTGAACTTCCTTTTACGCAGCTGATAGATGAGAAGAACTTCTCATGGGTTCACGTTAGCTATGATAGCTGCAATGTGAAAAAACAGGTTTTAAAATTATAATTTATAGGAGGAACAATCATGGCTAATTTACAATTTACCCAAATAACAAATCAGGATCTTTATGCATCAGAAATTGTTGTCAACAGTAATTTCAACATTCATTTAGACCGTGTTGCCGGATCAGAAATCAGAATCTATCAGAAGACCGGTAGTGAAACAGAATCAATGGATGAGAGGACAGCCGAAAGCCGAGGTTTTGACCCTGTATTTCTTCCGGGATATATCCAAAGTGATTCTGGGAAAATATTCGATTACGATTTTGACGCCTTGGTTTATCCGAAGGTAATTCGTATCGAAAGTTATACAGAAGTAACAAGTGGGGTTTTAACGGAGGCTGAATGATGCTTAATAGAGTCTCATTAAACACAATAGGGCTTAACCGGATCGGATTGAACCGAATCGGTAAGCCTTCTCGTGCTTCGTCCGACCGTCCTTACATCGACCCGGAAGTCTTAGCCTCCTTGAAAGCCGTCTGCATCTGCTACGGTAAAAGCAACGACGATCCGGACAGGGCTGTTGTCAAGAACTTGGTAGACCCTGACAATCCGTTTGTGATTAGCAACGCAGCTTTCAAGCTCAATAGCGGGTTTGGAAAATATGAAATTACTTTCCAATATTTCCCATATATAGAGAATGTAACAAACGTAAGCGATAGTAAGGTTGTATTTGGTATTGGAGGACAATTATTAATTCCATATTCAGCAATAACTGAAAATATACCATCGTTTAAAATAAAAGTCAGCGGTTTAAGCGGAACTTATCATTTTAGATATTATTATAGATCAAGTGATGGTGTTCAACATTCTATAGATATGGCTCAAGATGGTTATTATGAATTACCTATATGCTACAATGTGCAAAGCAGTCCTGATGGTACAAATTGTGGTTTTGCAAATAATGGTAATGATGTAGTAACTATCACTCAAATCCCCTCTTTCGAAGGCGCCTTCGTCACCGACGGTATTGACGACCTTATTACTTCCACCAAGACTGTACAGGAGATGCTAAGAGGAAGTAGCGAATATACTGTCTTATCTATGATACATCATATAGATGTCCCAGAAGGTAATATACATTCAAATACTGTTAGAATTAAATTAGGTTCTTGGGGGACAAGTAATGGAATTACAAGTTTTTCTAATAATAAAACCGGAATATATGGTTATACTGTAAAAAATCAAAATATTACAGTTATAAATAATATTCTTGGAGATAAAAATGATTATGGAATTAGAGGCGGAGATTATACTTCTAATTTAGAAGCTAAGTTTTCAGTTGTAGGCTGGATTGGAGAAGACGACATTTTAAGAGAAACAGCTTCTATTGCTTGGTACTGGACAATCATCGCCAACAAGGTACTGACTACCGACCAAATCAACCAAGTAATCGCCTGCTTCAACTTGGATAGAACTCTTAAACCTGATATACTGTGTGATGTCAAGAAACAGGGCATCACCAACGAGAACCACGCAGAGTTTGGCGACAAGCTGATTGACTTTTCAGGTAACGGTAGGGATATACAGCTGAACAATCTAGCTTGGAAGGGGGATTCAGGTATTGGGAAGTATAATTTCTCTAATATAAATATAATTGCTAATAGGTTTGAGGGTACAGTAACAACTAATAAATGCCATTTTACAAAGAAATTAACCAATACTACAAATAACTTCTGTGATTTACTTGTTATTTCTCCTAATGAACCAATAAAATTTAAGGTCAGTGGTCTTTCAGATGGAAGAAAGTTGTTTGTTGCAAATAAGAGCGGTTCAGGTTCTAATTATAATTTTGATAATGGAGAACATGAAGTTTCTTTGTCTTTTTCCGAAGGAGTTGAACAAAATAATCCTTTTGGGGTAACAGGGGATATTGGTGACATAGACGTTACAGTAGAATTTATTCCTTCCCACGCAGGTGCTCTCTGCCTTGACGGAGTAAATGACTTCGGTAAGGTGACAGGGATGCCGGTTTACAAGGATTATACTATTATTGCTGATTATGAAAGATTTTATTTAGAACCAATTACAGGAGGTAGAGCATCTATTCTTTCTAAATCTTCTAAAGTTAGAGATGGTTCTTTTATTTTTAATTTAGAAGACCAAAACGGAGGTAAAGCGTGTTATACATTTGGAGAAGCTAATGGTAATATATCCGACGATATAACAAGAATTATTCGTTATCAAAGTAAGTATTATAATACTAAAACCTTGAGTATTGGTACAGCAGAAGATAATGATTTTATGGTTCTTGGAAAAGTTCGTGAAGCAGATAGTAGATATTTCTATGGAGCTATCTACTCTCTCATGTCCTTCCCTTACAGTATGTCCAAGTTCTTGATAGAGCGTCAGTTGAAGAAGCACAAGCTGGGTACGCTGTATCCAGATATGGTAGAGTTTAGACCGATAGTGAAGAGTAATCTACCTTATTCTTCCATTTCCTATTCTGTTAATCCCGGAGAATATATCTCTGTAGATAGCATGGTTACCATCACTGTAACGTTGCCAAATACCTCTGATAAGCTAATGGAGGTGTCGTGCAATGCTATCAGCGACATATCCATATCTGGTGATAATGGCGTTTACGAGATTACGGGAAAGATAGTCAAATCCCCTCAAAAGATAAACCTTGTTATCTCCAGCTACTTGACAATGCTGAATAACGAGACTTTAATTTCAAATGAAACATTAATTAAAAACGAATGATATTATGGAAAAGATATTTGATATAGCAAAAGACAGTGAACAATCGTGGGGCACTTTAGCTACTGCGATTGATGGAAACTTTGATGATACAGCAAAGTTCCTATTAGCAGATAAGATTCCATGCGGAGATAATCTGATTACACAGTCAGCAGAATTATCCGAAGGATGGAGCTATGAAAATGGTATATATACCCATGCAAGCGGATACGATAATGCCCTTGCTTTTACACTTACTACTAGCAAAGGGAAAAAATATCTTGCCAAATTAACAAAAGGTATAGAAGGTTCTGAAAATTCCATTATGGTAGGTATCGGAGATAAGACACCGATAGATACGTATAATGGTGAACTGATAGCCTATATTGGAATGATTAGCGATGGTGGTTCTTTGAAGGTGTTCCCATCGGCTAAATATGCGTCAACTTTAGAAGTTGAGTTATATGAAGTGGTTGATAAGTCATCCGCCAGCCAACTCATATCTTACGGTCGGCAAAATATATATATTAATATAGGGGATAATGATATATCAAGTTGGTGGGATGTTGCATTAGGCTATAAAGCGCTTGGGAAATCTGAAAACTCAACGAGATGTATTGGCATAGGAACAATGTCACTTTCTGAACTTATTTCCGGCTCTCGTAATATTGCAATTGGTACCTATTCTACTGCATATATACCGAGTGGTAAGGATAATGTTGCGATAGGGGCTGATACTCTCTATCCATGTAGAAAAGAATGTAATAGTAATGTTGCAATTGGAAGATCAGCTCTTGGAGGGACAGAGCATCATGAAACTGTCGGTATCGGAACTGGGGTATTAGGTTTTTATACGGGTGCAGGTTCTTCTCAATGTGTTGTCATTGGACATAATGCGAGTAAAAATTTAGTAGATAGTGAAGTGAAAACAGAAGGGTGTACGGTTGTTGGTTATGAGGCAGGAGCTTATGGTAATCAAAAAAATACTTATATAGGTTATAAGGCAGGTCGGTACTGTAAGGGAAGTAACAATATTATGGTTGGTGCTGATAATGGAGGTAGTGTTAATCAATTAAATGATGTAATCCTTCTTGGCAATAATACTAAGGCGTCAAAAGACGGTCAGATGATTCTTGGTTCGACGGCACAGACAGAGGTTATATTACTTGGAAACAAGAAACTTATTTTCAATGAGGATGGGAGTGTTACTTGGGAGCAAATATAATAGTCTGATAAGTAATTAAACAGTAAGCAATTATGAAATACATTACATTCCCCACAGCGAATTTGAACGAGATACCGCAGGAGGTACTCGATGAACTGCACTTGGTTCCGAGAAAGAGCGTTGACGGTACACAGGTGATTATGAAATTGGATCACTATGAAAAGTTGTTCCCAAGTATCATGACTTTGCCGTTACTGGACGAAGAGGAGACTCCGCAAGAGCCGGTTTACCCTTATCCGGTATACGAAGGCGAAGAATTGAATACTTTGCTGGCAAGTTCGGAGTGGTCTTCAAGCGATAGTGTTTTATGAAAAACTTGCTCTACATCATTCTATTGATGCTGGCAATATGTCTCACATCCTGCCGGAGCATCAAGCATGTTCCGGTAGATACTGTGAAGACGGAGTACAAAACACGTGATAGCATCCGTTTTGACAGCATCTATGAGCATGACAGTATATTCCTATTAGTAAAGGGAGATACTGTCTACAAGGAGAAGTATCGGTACAAATACCAGTATCTGACAATAAACAAGACAGATACGGTAATGCTGACCGATTCCGTGTATATCCCTTATCCGGTGGAGAAACAGCTAACCCGGTGGCAACAAATGAAAATAGAGCTTGGCGGCTGGGCTGTTGGCGTAATTGTAATACTATCTATTGTGTTAATGCTTAAGTTATTCAGAAATTAACCGGCTAATATCTTCACAGACCTCCCCGGTATGAAAAGTTTAAAATTCAGCTATACAACAATTTCCAATGAAAAAAGTTCAATGAAAGGAGGAAAAATTATGAGATAATCAGAAATTAATCGGGAACCGGTAAAGTAGAAGGCCGGTAATCGTTAACAAATAATCCAGGGGCGGGATAGAAGAAAGCCCCACACCCGTTTCAGACGACCAAATCATACACGGGCTAACATCGCAGGGACTGTTAAGGGGCTTTCGTAGCTTTATCAACAGATTTTGCGATGTTTTGTTTTTCAACTATATATGTTTGACAGCATGAAAAATATAGATTTATATAAAGAAGTGGTCGTAGCCGTGTCAAAAGAAACGGGAGTAGAGGAGATCGATATGATCCATAGCAACTCCGAAGAAGCGGTGGACGCAAGATATATTCTCATACATTTGCTTTCCCAGAAGCTCACCGATACCCAAATATCTTCCGTTACAAAGCTTACAAGACAATCAGTAAACAAGATCCGGAACAACTTCCAATATAAGATCAAGAAATGGAGCGTAGCAACGAACTTGCAACATATTAGCAATGAGGTAGCAACGGAATAGTTTAGGAGCAACGCACTTTTCCTGTCCTTTGTTACACGGTTAACGTTGACCGTGTATAAATACTTATAAGTTATGAAAATTAAAGGAATGAGTGGTGAGGAATACAGCGTCACCGGACAGGGACAAGGTAATTATAATACAGTGGGTGCTTCTGCTGGTATTGCTTCTTTCCTTGGACTTAATGCAGGAAGTCTCTTTGGTGGTTGCGGAAACGGACGTAATGCAGGTTATGCAGGCCCAGTAGAAGTAATTACTTCGGAAGACAGACCTGTCAGCCGCTATGAAGCCGGTATGATGGATAAGCTCGCAGCGAAAGATTCCGAAATTGCGTTGCTTAAGTCTAACACCTACACGGATCAGAAACTTGCTGATGTTTATGATCGTCTTCTAACTATCATCAACAGAAACAAGGATGAGCAAAATGGAATCAACATGAATCAGGCAGTTTACAATGGTGTAAATACCGCTACGATTAGCTGTATGAAACAACAGATTGCAGAACTGGCTGCGTTGAGTGAGCTTGTTGTTCCTCAAAGAAAGGTGTGTGATACCGGATGTTGCTGTAACGGGTAAGCGTTATGTATTCCAACGCACAAAAACTGGCGGCTGTGCTCAATAAATGGGCGCAGCCCGCTATCCAGGAGTTGCTAGGTAATAATTTGAGCCGGTTGCCTTTTCTTTCCAGCATCGAATCGAAGATAAAATCTACCGGATGGGTAAGCCCGATGTGGAGCATGGCAAAGGAGATATCTCCTGTTCTTGATGGTGTTTCGTCCTCTCTCGTAGAACCTTTTCTCGCCAAATATATAAGCGGTATCCCGGATGACTCCATCCCGCAACTTGCCCATAACGTGGTGGATGATGCTATAAAAAACGGAAGTTTGTCCCTATTTGAAGGAAAGGTTGAATTTGATCCGGAGGACTTGGAAGAGTTGAAAACCCTTCTCAAATACAATCTTCCTATTAAAGAGGCAACTTCATCTTATAGCGTGTTGACAGAAGAACCTACTCCGCAAGGTGAAGATGCGGACGAAAAATAACATATAAATCTTTATTATTATGATTCAATTAACTCCAATTGCAATCGCTGCTACCAGCCAGCAATATCTGACTAACGTAGTGGAAAACTTATGCCAGGCGTTTTGTGCTGACAATGGTGTACAGCCTACCGGCATTGTTAATTTTACCGTTGCAGAGCAACAGACGGTAAATACTCAAACTATCGTGACAATAAACGCTGCCGTTCTTGTAGCCTACACTCCGAAAGGTTCTTGCCGTTCTGTTACCAAACAATGGGTTGAACAGTTCAAGGTTGCATTCATTGGTGCTGCCGGTGCTGTCCCTACTATCTCTTTGACTCCGCTTGTTACACAGGTGACACCGGAAAATGTAAAATGTTGCAATCGTGCCTATGGCGTAAGCCTTGCTACTCCACTGACTATTTCCGCCACCTTTCCCGCTTAACGAACCCGTACCGGTGCTAAGGTTATCACCGGGAAAGTCCGTAAAGAAGGAAAAGAACATTAATTCTAAAAAATAGATTTATGAAGTATATAGATATGATGAAGAAAGCCAAGGCGGACGGTGTAACCTCCGAAAAGGCTATGTGGAAAAGCGTTGAGAGCGTGGATGAAATTCTCTGTGTAGTGAAGGAAGAACATCCGGAACTATACATGTCTTTCATGAGAGAGCAACATGAAGCCCTTTACGGTCCCCACTACGACAAACATTTCGCTGAGGTTGATGTAGAGAAGATCAAATACACCAATGCGGCCGGAGAAAAGAAGACCGGTGCACACTGGAGCGTAGATCAGATCATGGAGGCAACTAAATCCATGCCGTTCCCGTCCGGGACAACTAACTGGGACAAATATGTTGCTTTCAATTCTTTTTATGCCGACATGTGCGTAGTTTTGGACGAAGCAACGCTCCTAAAAGCCGCTTACCGGTTCTACTTCGCTGATGAAGATGCACCGGCTGGTAAGATCTGGGAGTACATGACCGCAATGAATTATGAGGACTAACCTCGACATATTGCTAGAGCAAGCGGACGACAGGTATCATCACGATTTCTGTCGCCTGCTCATGGTTATGTTGTGGAACGCTTAGAAAAGGTTTTGGACTGGCTTGTGCCTGTCGCTGTGATAGCGAAGGTTGCATCTTTGTGTTTGTCCCTGGCTATGTAGTCGGGGATTTTTTATACCTTTGCCGAAAACTAATATTATATGGCAGAAGAAAAGAAATACGACTACGACTCAATAAATGAGTTACTAACCTGGGCTAAAGAAACGCTCAATAATAAGAGATACCCGACCGGGGAATTTCAGCTTGATAAATGCGCCAAGATTCTCGATTGCGGGAAATACCTTGATTCGATGATAGCGGTGATTTCGAGGAACTGGGAGAACCCTACGTTTTATCCGACTGTAGACCAGTTGAGAACATTTAGAGAAAAGATAGAGAAGGCAGCCGAATAAGCTGCCTTTCTTGTTTCAATCCTTGATTTAATCCCTATATTTCATAAACAACTATAAATCAAGTATATTCGTGGACCTGGAGGGACTTCTAAATCATATAACATAAAATTAAATGATGATAAACT